TTCGGGCAGGACGCTGTCATCGCCGGCCTAGCCGACGCCGTCGGCACGTTCGAGGACGCGCTCGCCCAACTCACTGCATCCCTGTCTCCTGCCGCGCCGGCCATGGCTGCGCGCAGGCCCTCTCTCAACCTCCAGATGGACTGTTCCATGACCACTCAACCTGATCCCGCTGCAGTCAGCGCGCCGGCTGCAGATGTACCCGGCGTTATCGCCCAACCCCCGGTTGTAGCCGCGCCATCGGCATCGCAGGCAGCCCCCGTTGCCAGCCACACCGATGCCGTGGAGATCGCCCAGCTGTGCACGCTGGCCGGTCGCACCGACCTGATCGCCGCCTTCCTCGAAGCGCGCGCCACGCCCGAGCGAGTGCGCAGCCAATTGCTCGCCGCGCGGGCCGAGGCGTCGCCCGAAATCGCCAGCCGCATCGATCCGCCGGCGCCGGCTGTCTCCGCCAGCGCCGGCCATCCCGCATCCCCCCACAACCCGCTGCTCCAGGCCGTCAAGAAGCGCCTGGGCATTCAGTAATTCTGTAATCACGATCCATGGCAGTTCTTCAAGAACCACTGAACCTGGGCGACCTCCTCAAGTACGAGGCGCCCAACCTGTACTCGCGCGAGCGCGTCACCGTGGCCGCCGGCCAGACCCTGTCCCTGGGCACCGTGGTCGGCATGGTGACCGCCACGGGCAAGGTCAAGGCACTCGACCCGTCCGCCACCGATGGCAGCCAGTACGCCGCCGGCGTGCTGATGCAGGCGTGCGACGCCCACCTGGCCGACCGCGACGACGGCCTGATGGTTGCGCGCCACGCCATCGTCGCCAGCCACGCGCTGCAGTGGCCCGCCGGCATCGCCGCCGTCGAGCAGCACGCCGCGATCTCTCAACTCAAAGCGTTGGGCGTCCTGGTACGCATCGGGGCCTGATCGACTATGCAAAATCCATTCACTAATCCTGCCTTCGAGATGGCCTCGATGACGGCGGCCATCAACCTGATCCCAAACCGGTACGGCAAGCTGGAGCAGATGAATCTGTTTGCGCCCAAGCCAGTGCGCACGCGCCAGATCATCGTGGAGCAGCGCGAGGGCGTGCTGACCCTGCTGCCGACGCTGCCGCCGGGCTCGCCCGGTACGGTCGGCACGCGCGGCCGGCGCAACGTGCGCTCCTTCGTCATCCCGCACATCCCGCACGATGACGTGGTGCTGCCCGAGGCAGTGCAAGGGCTGCGCGCGTTTGGCTCGGACACCGAACTGGAATCCGTGTCAGCCGTGATGGCCGAACGCCTGGAGACGATGCGCAACAAGCACGCCGTCACCTTGGAACACTTGCGGATGGGCGCGCTCAAGGGCGAGATCCTCGATGCCGACGGTTCCACCCTCTACAACCTGTTCGAGGAGTTCCGCATTGCACCGAAGCGGATGAACTTCGAGCTGGCGTCGCCCAAGACTGAAGTCAGGAACAAATGCACGGATGTGCTCGGCATGATCGAGGATTCCCTGCTCGGCGAAGTCATGACCGGCGCGCACTGCCTGTGCTCAAGCGACTTCTTCAAGGCGTTGACAAGCCACCCGACCGTCAAGGAAGCCTATTCGAGGTGGAATGAAGGTGTGGTGCTGATCAATGACGTGCGTCGGGGCTTCGACTTCGGCGGCGTGACCTTCGAGGAATACCGCGGTAAAGCGTCCGATGCGGACGGCAACGTGCGCAACTTCATTGCGCCCGGCGAAGCGCAAGTCTTCCCGGTCGGCACGCTCGATACGTTTGCGAATTATTTCGCACCGGCCGACTTTAACGAGACGGTCAACACGCTGGGTCAGCCGATGTACGCCAAGCAGGAGCCACGCAAGTTCGATCGCGGCACCGATGTGCACACCCAGGCCAACCCGCTGCCGATGTGCCTGCGCCCCGGCGTGCTGGTCAAGCTGACGATGGGGTGACCATGGATATCGTGGAGACCCTCTACGAAGCCGCTGCCAATGCCGGGTTGCTGAAAGAGTGTGTCTGGCGGCCGTCCGACGGCAGCCCGCCGCGCACCAATAAGGTGGGCTTCGCCGCGCCTGACGAGCCGCTGCTCGACGGCCTGACGGTCAGCACCGAGTATGTGATGTCCTACCCCGGCCGCGTCTTTGCGGGGCTCGCGCCCCGCGAGACCGTCGAGATCGCGGGCGGCGTCTTCCTCGTGCGTGACCTGCGGGCCGTCGGCGACGGCTCCGAGATCCGCGCCAAGCTCACGCGCCTGTAATCCCCCATGGCAGTCAACTCTGTCCGCGAGCGGATCCTGCTCGCGGTGATGGCGGCCGTCCGTCCGCCGGTGCAGGCGCTCGGCGCCACGCTGCACCGCTCACCTGCGGTCGCCATCGCGCGCGAACAGTGTCCGGCGCTGGCGGTATATCCGGAGAGCGATGCCATCGCCAGCCGGGCCAATGATCGTGTCACACGCGAACTGACCGTGCGGATGACGGCGCTGGCCCGCGCGGTGCCGCCCGCCACGCCGGAAACCGAAGCCGACCGGCTGCTTGTCGCGGCCCACGCCGCGCTAATGGCCGATGTGAATGTCGGCGGCCTGGCGCTCGGCATTCACGAGCTCGATTGCGAGTGGGACGTCGAGGACGCCGACGCCGTGGCGGCGGCCATTCCCGCGCGCTACCGCATCACCTACCGGACCCTGGCCGCCGACCTGGCGACGCCGGCCTGATGTCGTTCTGGCCGCCGCTTCCGGCGGCCACCCGTACGTCCAAGCGCCCCCGTTCGGGCAGCGCTTACCCCGTACCCATTTCTGCGTCACGCAAGGATTTTCTATGAGTACCTACGCCTCCTTCCAGGGGCGGGTTTATCTCGGCAAGCGAGATGCCGCGGGCATGCCCTATGAGGTGCGCTCGCCCGGCAACGTCGCCGAGTTGAAGCTGTCCCTCAAAACAGATGTTCTGGAGCACTACGAGAGTCAGACCGGCCAGCGCACACTGGACCACCGGATGGTCAAGCAGAAGTCCGCCACGATCAACCTGACCATCGAGGAGTTCACCCGCGACAACCTCGCGCTGGCCCTGTACGGCAACCACGTCACCGGCGACGGCGGCCTGGTCAATGACGAGCCGGTCGGCGGCGAGCAGCCGCTGGTGGGCGATCGCTATTTCCTGGCCCACACGAAGGTCTCGAAATTGGCGATCAAGGACAGCAGCGCCAAGCCTGCCATGCTGGCGGCCGGTGTCGACTACACCGCCGATCAGGATTTTGGCTCGATCCAATTCCTGCGTCTGGACGACGGTGCCACGCCACCGGTGCCTTATGTGCGGCCGTTCAAGGCGAGCTACGCCTTCGGCGTGGTCACAGAGATCGGCATCTTCACGCAGCCGCTGCCCGAGCGCTACCTGCGCCTGGAGGGCCTGAACACGGCCCAGGGCAATGCCAAGGTGTTGGTGGAGTTGTATCGGGTGGCGTTCGACCCGCTCAAGGAGCTCGCCCTCATTTCGGATGACTACAACAAGTTCGAGATGGAAGGCTCGCTGCTGGCGGATGCCACCAAGCCGGTTGATGCGGTGCTCGGTCAGTTCGGCCGCATCGTGCAAATGTGAGGCCAGCCATGGATGATCTGGACAAGCTCATTCCGCAGCCGGCCGAACTCACCGTGGGCGGCGAGTCGCTCGTCATCCTGCCGCTGAAGGTGGGGCGGCTGCCGGATTTCCTGCGCGCGATCTCGCCTGTCCTGCAGCAGCTAAACGCTCCGCAGATCGACTGGCTCACGCTCTTCATCGAGCACGGCGACGATCTGCTGCAGGCTGTCGCGATCGCGGTGGGCAAGCCCCGAACCTGGGTCGATGACTTGGCCGCTGACGAAGCGATTCTTCTGGCGGCCAAGGTGGTCGAGGTGAACGCGGATTTTTTTACCCGGACGGTGCTGCCGAGACTCAACGTTCTGATCGACCAGGTGGCGAGCGGGCCGGCGGCATCTGGTTCGATGCCATCCAGCGCCTGATCGACCACGGCCATCGGCTACCCGACGTGCTCGGCTACACCCTTGCCCAGGTGCGTGGCTTCTTGAATGCCACCGCCCGCGCGGAGGCAGCACGCGACGCGCGGCTGCTGTCGGTCGTCGCGATCGGCGCGCGGGGCGACGCGCGCAATCTGGAACACACGCTCGATCAGCTCACCGACAAGGCCAACAGCCATGCGCATTTCCGTTCGAATCGATAGCGCGGCTGCGCAGGCCCAACTGCGCCGCTGGGCGGGCGAATTCCGTCCGAAGGTGAAGAAGGCCGTCGCGCAAGCCATGGCCGGCGAGGCGGCCGAGCTCAAGCAGCAGCTGCGCGATCACGTGGCCGGCCAGATGCGGGTGGTGAAGCGCTCGTTCCTCAAGGGCTTCACGGCCCGCGTATTGGACCGCGATCCGAAGCGTCTGCCGGCGCTCTACGTGGGCTCGCGGGTGCCGTGGTCCGCCATTCACGAGCGGGGTGGTGTGATCGCGGGCCGGCTGCTGATTCCGCTGTACGGACGCGTTGGCAGGAAGCGCTTCAAGGCGCAGATCGCCGAGCTGATGCGTGGGGGGAATGCGTATTTCGTGAAGAACGACCGGGGGAATGTGGTGCTGATGGCCGAGAACATCGGGGAGCACGACCGGCAGCTGGCCGGCTTCAAACGCCGCTACCGCAAGGCCGAAGGCGTCAAGCGTATCAAGCGCGGTGCGGATGTACCGATTGCGGTGCTGGTGCCGCGCGTCGTGCTCAGGAAGCGGCTCGACATTGATCAACTGGTGACGCGGCGTATTCCGCGCCTGTCCGCAGCCATCGAGGCGCGCATCCGGCAGCTGGGCTGACCGGTGCGCGTCCCGTGGCGGCAGGCGGTGCCTGCCGGTGAATCAGGCGATCAGGAACTTGTCACGGTTCTTGCCGATCCAGGCCGGGGCGCGGCCACGGCCGGTCCACGTGGCGCCGGTCTTGGGATCTCGGTACTTGGGGACCGGGGCAGCCTTGGGGCCACGCTTGGCGGCGCGCTTCGGTGCCAGACCGATGTCCTCTGCGGTCAGACCGTATTCCAGCACGACTTGCCGCACCTGCTCGGTGACGGTTGCCAGCTCTTTCTGGCGAGCGGCTTCGAGTTGCTCTTCGAGCTTGGTCTTTTGAGCAAGCAGGTCTTTGTAAGTTGCCATGTGAACTCCCCTTGAGGTTCGTTGTAGTTGAAATAACCGATGCCAAACATCGTCAATGCCAATCGCAAAGACTCACATGCCATCGGGTATTGAAATTTTAGCTGCAATTCAAATGGACTGCATGTGCGGCGCAGCAAGAAATTCAATAACTGAGAATCTATTGAAAATTCCTACCGAAACCTGCGGCGCCTGGATCGGGTTTCCGTAACTCCGCGTTGTCACCTGAAGCATTAAGAGTCGCTTATGTGGACACCTCCCGGATTGCAAGCTTTTTGGCATGTTGGATGAGAGGTAAGTCAGTACGCTTATGTCCGGCCCGTTTGCACAGGCCGCGGCCTGCTGGCCCATATGGAATTCGCTGACGAGGGTCTCATCTAAGGATGGGTCTGCACAAAGCGGCGAGTCCTGTGGTTGCAAGCGGAGGCGGCGCCAGCGAGTATGTAGCCCATGAAACAAACAGACCTTGGCCTGAACCTGTCGATCAAACGCACCCGAGGGCAAGCGGGTCGCCCGCCGGTTGCAGTGGAGGCGATGCTGCGCATCCACTTCCTGCAGCAGTGGTTCGGCCTGTCCGATCCGGCGATGTAAGAAGCGCTGCACGACGTGCCGCTGTACCGAGAGTTTGCCGGGCTGGATGACTGGACGACCCGGCTGCCCGACGAAAGCACCATCCTGCGGTTCCGTCACCTGCTGGAGAAATACAAGCTGGCCGCGCAAATACTCGTGCTGGTCAACACCTACTGCGCGACAAAGGATTGATGCTGCGTGCGGGTACGGTGGTCGATGCCACCCTGATCAGCGCGCCGAGCTCGACCAAGAACGCCTCGGGCGAACGCGACCCCGAGAGGCATCAAGGCAAGAAAGGCAAGCAGTGGTACTTCGGCATGAAAGCGCACATCGGTGTGGATGCCGACTCCGGGCTGGTGCACACGGTCAGGGGCACGGCGGGCAACGTGGGCGACGTGCTCTAAGCTAACAGCCTGTTGCATGGCGAGGAAACCGACGCCTTTGGCGATGCGGGCTACCAGGGTGCACACAAGCGCCCCGATGCCAGGGCCGATGTGCATTGGCACGTGGCCATGAAACCGGGCAAACGCCGCGCGCTGGACCCAAGCAAACCGCTTGACGCGCTCATCGGCCAAGTCGAAAGAATCAAGGCCGGCATCCGTGCCAAGGTGGAGCACCCGTTCCGGGTGATCAAGCGGCAGTTTGGGCATCTGTTGGCGCGCTATCGCGGCTTGGTGAAGAACACGCAGCAGTTGCACACGTTGTTCGCGCTGAGCAACCTATGGATGATGCGTGGACAACTGATGCGCGAGGCCGAAGCGTGAGTGCAAGTGGCCCGCGCGGGCGGGCAAGCGCCCCTCTTCATGCCGCGCACGCCGCTGCAATCGCGCCAGACTTCGCATCGACTCTGCATCGATGCCTCGGTGCTGCGGAATAAGTTCCGAACACCATCCTTAACTCAATCTCGATCAAGCGAAGGCGAAATAGTGACATCATTTTCGAATAAATTGACCAAAAAATTTTATCGAAACTTCGCATTCATGGAAAATTTTTCTCAAAATTGTGCAATCAAATTAATTTTTCGCTGTACGATAAATTCGCCCAATCATCGATAATTTATTTTTCGAAAAATTGCGGTCAATTCAATCCAATTTTCAATTTTACAAATATGAGAACAGGCTCTGTAAGCAGTGGTTATACCGGCTATGCGCATAGCAGCGATGACGAGGCTTCGTCATATAGTCATGAAAATTTTCGGAACTCCAGTCCAGGGCGTCGCGCCTCTGCATGGCTTGAAGGAATTCCCTCGTCTCCGCCTCGAGCGGCTAACCTGCGCATCAGCGCTCCGCAGAACTATTATGAATCCAGCAGTTCTGGTCCGCGCTTGGCATTTAGCGCGAGTACCGCGCACAGGAGCAGTGGTGGTGCCGGTGAGCCGGCAAAAACAGGCCGCAACGAAGAAATGGCAAGGCAGGATGCTGCGAATAAGGGGGCAGAACACTTGTACGCTCAGCATAAGGGTGCCCCACTATCAAAAGAAATCAAACGGGACTTGAAAGCTGGGCATTCGGCTCGCGATGGTAGCCCAACAACTGGGCGCATGACGATCCAGGCCTACAAAGAAATGTGCGAGACCGGACATAAATCATTCAAAGATAAGACGCCTCGAATGAGCTGGCGGTAAGCGACCCTATTGAGCCGGCATTCTTGCTCTTGAATTGGTTCTTGTGGAAAGCCTTGGCTGAACTGACCGATGGCTCGCCATGACGTCAAGGTCAATATTGTCGCCTCAATAGATTGCCAACGCCTGCTGACGGATGCGGCGTTGGCATGTTTCACGGCCGAAACCGGCACCATAACCAAAATAAAGGTCGCTAACAAAACCAAGTCATCGCGCCATGCACTTTGGGCGTTGCAGGTGACATGGCACGAAAGAAGATCAGCAATGAATTGTGGAAGGTCCCCGCAACCGCTGCTACCGGTTGTGACGTCTTCGGCCAAAGGAGGCCGTCCGCGTGTGGATGATCGAGCGGCGCTGAACGGCATCCTGTTTGTTCTGCATACCGGTATCCCGTGGGAAGACCTGCCCCAAGAATTGGGCTTTGGTAGCGGCATGACGTGCTGGCGTCGCCTGCGCGACTGGCAGGCCAACGGCGTTTGGGAGCGGCTGCATTTGGCGTTGCTCAAGCGTCTGGCGAGCATGACCAGATCGACTGGGGGTGGGCGAGCATCGACAGCGCGACGGTAGCCAGCTCCCGGGGCCAGCAGACTGGGCTGAACCCAACGGATCGCGACAAGCTCGGCAGCAAGCGCCATCTCGTCGTAGACCAGCGTGGCGTGCCGTTAGCGCTGATGGTCACCGGTGCCAATCGTCACGACTCGGTGGTGTTCGAGGCACTCGTTGACGCCATCCCCCAGCACAGAACGACAACAGCGCGGCTGGAAACAACGACAGCAGTCGGAGAACAGTGGCATTGCTCGCGGGCTGGGCTACCCCGACAGCGAATACGAACGAGGGGTCCATCGAGGGTAAGGAGGCCCGGCGCGAGGCGTTGAAGGCGAAGTGGGCCGGCAAGACGGGCAATGGGATGAGTCTGTCGATGTTCGAGCAAGCGCATCCCAATCGATCCCCGGCCCGACGAATGGCCTCTGGCGAGCTGCTGACTGGCTCCTGTGCCGCGATGGACGCTGGCGGCCAGTTGAACCCGGCTCATTCCCGCTGGCTGATGGCGCTGCCTCCCGAGTGGGACGCTTGCGCGCCTATGGCAACGCGGTCAACGCGGAAGCGGCGAGGGTCTTCATCGAGCACGTGATGGAGTGGCTGTGATCTCTGTCGCTCCTGCTCACCGTTTTCTGCGTTGCGCATTCAAGGCTCACGTTTCCCAAGGGTTGATGAGTGGGACATCGAGTCCGACGAAATCCTTCGTGTTACGCGTGACCAGTATGAGGTCGTGCTGCAGGGCGGTCGCGGCGAGTAGACCATCGATCGCCGGCAGCGGCCGGTTGGCGCTCGACATCAGCCGGCCCCAGCGATCGGCGGTATGCGCATCGATGTCGAGCAAGCGGCCGATGAAGTAGTTCGGCAGTTCCGTTTCGAGCCAGTCGATCAGGTGCTGGCGGCGTGCTGCGTCGTCCAGTCGCTCGATGCCTTTGCGGATTTCGCCCAGGGTCAGCACGCTCAGGTAGAGCGACTGGCGCGGCCGGTCTTGCATCCACGCGAGCACGTGTGCATCGGGCTGCTTGCGGCGTAGCTCGGACAGGACATTGGTGTCGACCAGGTAGCTCAAAACTCGACCTCGCGCGGCAGGCTGCGTTCGCGCTCGAAGACGACGTCGTCCAGGCCCGCCAACGGAGACTGGCGCATGAAGTCGACCAGCGACTCCCCGCCGCCACTCAGGCGATCGAACAGTGCGCGCGAGATCACAACAGCGACCGGGCGGCCATGCACCGTGATTTCCTGCGGACCATCGTCCGCTGCGCGCTTCACGACGTCGGAAAACCGCGCCTTGGCGGCTTGCAACTGCCAGCTTTGCATGGGGGCCTCCCTCTATGGGCAATTCTAACCAGACTAGTCAGATGTGGCCGTCACTATAAACGAAACCCAGCACGATGTCCCAGCGGATTTCCATCCTCGTCGCGCTCGATGGCGCAGACGACGGGCTCAAACGCGCCATCACCTCCGCCGAGCGCAGCCTTGGTGAACTGGCCGCCTCTGCCAAAACCGCAGGCGATAAAGCCGCGGCAGGCATCGCCCAGGTCAAGGCCGGCGTCTCCGTCCTCAGCGAACAGATCACTACCGCCAGGACGCAGCTGCTGGCTTTCCTCTCGGTCAACTGGGCAGTCGGCAAGGCTCAGGAGATCGTGCAGATCGCCGACGCCTGGAACATGATGGCCGCGCGCCTGAAGCTGGCCACCGCCGGCCAGCGCGAGTTCACGACCGCACAGACTGCGCTCTTCGACATCGCCCAGCGCATCGGCGTGCCAATTCAGGAGACGGCCACCCTGTACGGCAAATTGCAGCAGGCGGTGCGCATGCTCGGCGGTGAACAACAGCAGGCGCTCACCATTACCGAGAGCATCTCGCAGGCGCTGCGCGTCTCCGGCGCGTCGGCCAACGAGACGCAATCGGCGCTGCTGCAGTTTGGACAGGCGTTGTCGGCGGGCGTGCTGCGCGGCGAGGAGTTCAACTCCGTGGTCGAGAACAGCCCCCGGCTCGCGCAGGCCCTGGCCGACGGCCTGAACGTGCCGATCGGCCGGTTGCGCAAGATGGCAGAGGAGGGGCGGCTGACCGCCGACGTGGTGGTCAACGCGCTGCTGTCGCAGAAGGACAAGCTCGCCACCGAGTACGCGCAACTGCCGGCAACCGTCTCCCAGGCGTTCGAGCGATTGCGCAACGCCTTCGGGCAGTACGTCAACCAGGTCGACCAGGCCACCGGCTTCACCAGCAAGCTGGCCGCGGCGCTGACCTGGCTCGCGCAGAACCTCGACGTGGTGATGCAGTGGCTCAAGCGCATCGCCGAAGTCGGTTTGGCGGTGCTGGCCTACCGGCTGCTCCCGGCGCTGATCACCGCATGGCAGACCGCAGGCGCCGCCGCTGTGACAGCCGCCAGCGCGACCTCCGCCGCCTGGGCCACGGCCAACCTGTCGGTGTCGGCTGCCATCGCGAGTGTCGGCCTGCTCCGGACTGGCTTCGCCACGCTGGGCGCCTTCCTCGTTGGCTGGGAGATCGGCACGTGGTTGTCGGAGAAATTCGAGATCGTGCGCCGTGCCGGCATCTTCATGGTGGAAGTGCTGATCAAGAGCATCGAGGAACTGCGCTTTCACTGGGAGGTGTTCGCGGCCATCTTCACGTCCGACACCATCGCCGAAGCAACCAAGCGCCATCAGGCACGGCTGGGCGAGATGAACCGGGTGTTCGCTCAGATGTACGCCCACGCTGGTCGGGGGGCGGACGCGGCCAAGAGCGCGATGAACGCGGCAGCCGGCGCCGCCGAGGAATCTGCCCGCCGCCTGGAGGCCGTGCGCCAGGGCACGCAGGAAGCGGTGGGGCGGGGGGCGGAGGCGGTCCACACCGCCCTGGAGAAGTTGAAATCTCGGATTGGCGAGGTCGAATCGGCGGTCTCCAAGGCCAGCCAGACCGTGGGCGATTCCACCGCCAAGATGGCCGAGGCGTACAAGGGTTTTGGATCAATTGTCGAGGCCAACCTGCAGCGGCAGGTCGAGGCGGTCAAGGCACGCCACCAGCAGGAGCAGGCCGCGCTGGAGCGCTCCGGTCAGACGCAGGCGGTGCAGATCGCCCGCTCCACCCAACTGCTGGTCGAGGCGCTCGCGCAGCAAACCGCGCTGCGCCGGCAGGCCGCCGCCGACGCGCTCAAACTCATCGATGACGAGTCCCGCGCCCGCCTCGACGCGGCAGCACGCGATGGCAAGACCGAAGCCGAGCGCGCGGCCAACGTGCAACGGGTCGAGAACGAAATCCTGGCCACCCGCCGGCAGACGCTGACCCAGGTCGCTGCGGAATACCGCCAGCATATCGATGCGCTCAACGCGGAGGCCAACCGGCATCTGGCCGAGGTCCGGCGCATCGAGGACGAGAAGCGCCAACTGTCGATGTCGACTGAGGAGCGGATCCGCGACATCCGCCGCGCGGGGCTATCGGACTTCGAGGCACAGGAGGATCGCAAGCGCCAGATCACCGAATACCAGGCCAGTGCCCGCGCGGCGCTGGCCGATGGCGAGTTCGATCAGGCCCGGCAGCGCGCCAGCAAGGCGATGGACTTGGCCGCCCAGGTGGCGAGCACGCAATCCAGCGAGGCCAAGCGGGCGGAGGATGCACGCCGGCAGTCCGAGCAGGCGGTTACACAGGCGGTTCAGTTGGAAGCCCAAGCGCGCGAGGCTCGGGGCCGGCAGGAATACGCCCAGGCCGAGGCCCTGCAACGGCAGGCGGACGAGCTGCGCGCCCAATCGGCTCAACGGGTGGCGACTGCCGACGCGCAGGCCGTGCAGGGCAAGACCGCCGTCAATGAGGCCATCAGCCGGATCCGCGATTCGGAGGCGATCCTCAACCAGACCCTGGATGCGGAAGCCCGGGCGCACCAGCGCGCCGCGCAGTCGGCGGTGTCAGCCCGCCAGGATGTCCAGCAGACGCTGGCCCAGACCGACAACCAGATCACCCAGCTGACGGCCAAGCTGCAGCAAGGCCTCAAGGTCACCATCGATGCGGACACCCAGCGCTTCGACAAGGCCATCGCGGATCTGGACAAAGCGTTGGCCGAGCGGGCGCGGCTGGTGGTCATCCAGGCCGATCTGCAGCAGGCCGAGAAGACGCTGCAGGACTACGAGCAGCGCCTGAAGGAAGGCAAGACGCTGCCGGTCGACGCCGACGTGTCCAAGGCGCTGGCGTCGCTGGACCGGCTCAACGCCTATGCACGCGAGAACTCGCAGCTCGAGCTTCGCGTCGCCACCGAGAAGGCGCGTGCGGCCATCGCCAACGTCGAGGGCATGCTGCGGGCGCTGGATCGCGTGCAGACCGAGTCGCGCCACCGCGTGGCCAGCAACGTCGATGCGGTGCGTGCCGAGGTGCAGAGCCTGAACGGCATGAACACCTCCAGCACGCACACCATTGCCGTGCGCCGGGTGGAGGCCAACGCCGCAGGTGGGGTGGTCGGTGCCGGTGTACGGCAGTTCGCGGACGGCGGTGCGGTGACGCCCGCTTTCCCACGCATGCAGGGCGGTACGGTGCCGGGCACGGGCGACCAGGACACGGTGCCGCGCACGCTGGACGGCGGCGCCTTCGTGATCCGCAAGGCGGCCGTGCGCAAGTACGGCGCGGGGACGCTCGCCCAGCTCGCCAACGGCGTGGCCCGCTTCGCAACCGGCGGGGCGGTGCTGTTCGCAGGCCGTGGCGGCAGTCAGCCGGGCGGGGCGAAGCGCAACCGCGACGTGGTCGAGGCCCGCCGAATGATCGACCTCGGCCTGCAGGGCATGAGCGACTACACCTCGTGGGCACAGCACAACGGCGGTGCCTGGGTCAGTTCGGACATGCGCTCGCGCACGATGACGACCTATGGCCGGCAGGCCGAGCGCGACCGGCAGGCGCTCGATGCGCTGGCCGAGCGCAAGCAGCTGACTGCTGCGGAGCGGCAGACCGTCGAGCGCGTCAAGACCGTGTGGCGCCAAGCCATGGCCCAGCCGATGCTGTGGGGCCGGGATCTGGAGCGCGACCTGCTCGACTACATGGAGCAGCACCAGGGGGAGTTCTACCGCGATGGCGGTGTAGCGCCTTCGGACACGGTGCCCGCCATGTTGACGCCCGGCGAGTACGTGGTGAACCGGCAGGCGGTCGCGCGTCACGGCGTGGGCTTCTTCGACGCCATCAATAACCTCGCGTTGCCGGCACGGGCGCTGGCGAACCAGGTGCGGGGCTACGCGACCGGTGGGCTCGTCCAGCCGCTGGCAAGCATGGCGGCCAGGGCGTCGCAGGCGGTGGCGGGCGGGTGGAAGGGGGCGGATCCCGCCGCAGCCCTGTCGCAGGTGCTGGCCACCTCCATGCGCGTGCCGGTGCCCGCCTACGCGGCAGACGTCGCGCCCGCCAGGACCATCCGCGTGGAACTGGCCTCCGGCGGCCGAACCGTGGCCGCCACCATCGACGCGCGTGACGAAGCGCGGCTGCTCGAACTCCTCAAAGAAGCCCAGTCCCGGGCGCTGTAACCCATGCAACTCAAGAACCTTGCGGACAGTGCCGTGCTGGCGCTGCCCGACGACCTGCTATGGGCGGACGAACACGCCTGGACGCCCGCCGTCGCGGCGGTGTCGTACTTGCTGACCGGTGCGCTCCTGGTCGAGTCGGCCGCGCGGCAGCGGGGCCGGCCCATCACGCTGGTGGGCGCCGCCGACATGGCCTGGGTGAGCCGCGCGAGCGTGAACCGGCTGTACGCGTGGGCCGCCGATCCAGGCCGGCAGTTCGAACTGACGCTGACCGACGGCAGGACCTTCACTGTTGCCTTCCGGCACCACGAGACCGCCATCGAGGCCGAGCCGGTAATGGGCTTCCCGGCCCGGCGTGACACCGATTTCTACCGATTGACCCTCCGGCTGATGGAGATTTGAATGCCGATTCTTTCCGGCGATGTGAAGCTGCTCGCCGCCGAGCGCCTGCTCGACACGCCCGATGGCGGCGGCCGCATGACCGGCCACGTCGTGGTCGACGGCCAGTCGAACAACCTGTTCCCCGACATCTCCGAGCTTGACCGCACCTACGGGCGCGTCGCGCTGCGCAAGGCGTTTGTCGGGGTGCTGACCGACTCGACCGACTCCTACTACGGCGCGCACGCCATCGTGGCCGAGGCGCCGTCCGACCCGCGCGTCTCCGTCACGCTTTTCACCACCCGCTCATGGACCGACCGGCGCGAGGCAGCGCGCGACCGGGTCGAGCGCTACCTTGCCCGTGGCGTTAGATGGCCCGGCCAACTGCTGGAGCGGCAATTGACGGGGCAGCGCGCCATCACGCTGCTGCTCAAGCCTGCCGACCCGCTACCGCGCGTGGGGCAGGCACTCGTGCTGGTGCAGGACGAGGCCAAGCCGACCGAGCTCGAGCAATACGTCCGCGTCACGCGCATCACCACGACCGAGCGCGAGTTCACCGTCAGCGAGGGCGGTGGCACCGTCAAGTTTTCCGCCATCGTGGCAACGTGCGAGATCTCCGATCCGCTGCGCTACGACTTCGAGGGACCGTCGCCGTCAAACCGCGACGACGTCTCGGCCAAGGCAGCGCTGCGCGACACGATTGTCGCCAATGCCGCCGTCTACTACGGCATCGCGTCGACTGTGGCCGAGGCCAAGGTGGGCGATCTGCGCGTGCAGGTGCCCGGGCTCTTCGGGCAACTGGTGCCGTCCGCGCAATCGGAGACGCCGCTGGTGGACCTGAACGCCGCCGGCCAGGCGGTACCGCTACTGGAGAGCGGCAGCGGTGTGCTCACCTACACGGCCAACGGCCAGGTCGCCAGCGGCCGGAACCTGTACCTGGGCAACCCGCTGGTGCCGGGCAGCCTGCGCATCGCTGGTGGCGGCTACACCTTCACCGATTCGGCGGGCCAGCTCAAGTCCGGCGCGAGCACCATCGGCACGGTCGACTATCCCCGAGGGCTGGTCTCGTTCCGAGACGGCACGCCCGGATTTGGCGGGGACTTTCAGGTGAGCTTCCGCCCGGCGGGCGCGCCCGTGCGCGTGGCCGACACCGCCGCGATTGCCGTCGCCCAGGAGAACCGCGGCTACGCCTACACCATCACCCTGTCGCCGCCGCCCAAGCCCGGCGCACTCATCGTGTCCTATATGGCGCAGGGCAAGTGGTACGACCTGCGCGACCAGGGCGACGGGGCGATCCGGGGCACCGATTCGTCCTTCGGGGCGGGGACGCTCGACTACGTCACCGGCTCCGTGATCCTGACGACCGGTGCGCTGCCGGACGCCAACACGGCGATCCTGTTCTCCTGGGGCACCGCAGCCAGCTACTTCAACCGGGTCGGCGCGCCGGTCGAGCCCCCGACCGTGCGCCATACCGTCGAACATCCGGGCATCGCACCGGGCACGCTGCGCATCACGTGGACGGACGGCGCGCACCAACGGGTCGCCACCGACGATGGGCACGGCATCATCGTCGGCGACGGCTCCGGTACCGTGCGCTACGCGCGCGGCGAGCTGGTTGTCCGGCCCGCCGTGCTACCCGCCGGCGGTGCGGAGCTCGCCATCGACTACCAGTGGGGGCCGCCGCAGGAGGCCAGCTTCGCGCACCCGCTGCGCAACGCCGATGGCACGGTCACGGTCCGGCTGCCGCAGAGCGACTTGCGCCCGAACACGGTCGAGCTCGAGTTCAACCTGCTGATCGAGAACTACCAGGCGATCTCGGGCACGCCCGCCGAGATGCAGGTGGTGCAACGCGTCGACCCGATCAAGATCGCGCGCGACACCGGCGGCGGGGCCTTCGACAGCGCCGTGGTCGGGCGCATCGACTACACCACCGGCACGATCACCTTCCGGCCCGATACCACGGTGAACGTCCCGTTCGCGCGCTACAGCGTGCAGCAGCTGGGTTGGACGGTGGAGGGCAGCGAGCGCCGCCCGGTCTACCGCAATACGTTCAGCCATTGGGAATACAAGCCCACCGGCGCGGCGATGCCGATCGATGACTCGGGGTACATCAAGGTGCGCTACCGCAGCAACGATGCGGCGAACGCGGCCACCGAGACCGTGACGCTCGCCCAACTGGAGGTCGACCTGACCGATCGCTACGCCGAGGCCATCGTGCCCGGCAGTGTGCGCTTCGGTCTTGGCGGCAAGGTCTACGTAGATCGCCTGGGGACCCTGGTCACCGACATCAACGCCAACACCGGCGCGGGCACCCAGGCCGGCACCATCGACTACGCCTCGGGCCGGGCGCTGCTGACCGTGTGGCAGCCGGGCGCCGGCGGCGTGGTGTCGATGCAGTCGCTGCTGACGGAGCTTGGCGGTCAGCCGGTCGATGAGGTGACCTTCCGCGTGCCGGCTGCGCCCGTGCGGCCAGGGAGCCTCCAGATCCGAGCCGTGCCGTTGACCGGCGGCCAGATCACGGCGACCGCCAACGGGGACGGCACCATCGCGGCGGCGGGCATGCTGGGTACGGTGGACTACCAGACGGGTGTCGTGCGCATCCGATTCGGGCGCTTCGTGCCGGCGGCCGGACGGGAGGGGGAAATCTGGTACAGCGCCGATGCCGTGCGCAATGGCCAGATTTTCCAGCCGCTGCCGGTGCGGGCCGACACGCTGCGCTTCAATGCGGTGGCCTTCACGTACCTGCCGCTGTCGGCCGACGTGCTCGGGCTCGATCCGGTTCGGCTGCCACTGGACGGGCGGGTGCCGATCTTCCGGCCGGGAGACGTGGCCGTGGTGCACCACACCGCGACCACGCCGTTCCCCGACAACGCGCGCCAGGGACACAGGCTCGATGTCGGTCGGGTGCGCCTCTCAGCCCTGCGGGTGCTGGATGCCAATGGCAAGCCGGTCTCGACGGATCTGTACGCCACCGACCTCGACGCTGGCACCGTGACGCTGCGAGCATTGCCCGCCGGGCTGGCGCTGCCCCTGGTGGCCGAGCACCGCATCGAGGACATGGGCCTGGTCTCGGACACGCAGATCAACGGTGTGCTGACGCTCACTCGGCCGCTAACCCACGACTATCCCGCGCGCGAGTCGCGGGTGTCGTCGGCGCTGATCATCGGTGACCTGCAGGCGCGTGCCCACACGCTGTTCGCGCAGCAGACGTGGACGGGAGAGTGGAAGGACGTCCGCATCGGCGCCAACACCATCGCCCAATACAACGAGACGGTGTACCCGGTCGAGGTCACCAATCGCGGGGCCATCGAGGAGCGCTGGGCGCTGATTTTTACCAACACCAACGAGTTCCGGGTGGTGGGCGAGTCGGTTGGGCAGATCGCCGTCGGCAACACCGCCACCGATCTCGCGCCGATCAATCCCGAGACGCACGCGGCCTATTTCACGCTGCGCGCGGGTGGCTGGGGCTCCGGCTGGGCTGCCGGCAACGTGCTGCGCCTGTCCACGGCCGGGGCCAACTTCCCCGTCTGGGTCGCCCGCACGACGCTGCAGGGACCCGCCACGCAGACCAACGACTCGTTCCAGATCCAGATTCGCGGCGACATCGATCGCTGACCTTGCGTATTGCTATG